GCAACCATGGCTTGCCGTCTAGTTCTTGACCGAATCGCCATGCGTCTTGACCTGTATCGAAGAAGCGGTGCTCGGAGTAGTCTACATACAAGCCACCGAATTCGAACAGTGCGTATGCGCCCAAGTCAGCAAGAACAACACAACCGCTCGCGTCAGCTTGTGGCAGGTGTTCGCTGAAGTAGATAGGGTAGCCACTCAATGTCTGTGGTTGACCACCTGCGATATTTTGCAACCATACCGCGCCACCTGTACCAACTTCAAGCTTCATCAAGTCAGTCATCATTGATGGGTGCATGATCCATGCTACACGTCCTTGCAATGTCTTAAGACGTGCTGTCATTTTCGCAACGTCGTCAACCTTGAAGGTACTGTTGGTGGTTGGTGTTACGTCAATCAACGCATCAGCATTCAAGATACCAAGTGGTTGCGCGTTACCGCTACCGTTCAGGATGAAGTATTCCAATTTACTCTGGTATGCAACACTGATGAGGTTGCGAAGCAAGGATTCCAGCGCAGGTACAGATTGTACCATTTTACGTGATGCCTTCACCAAGCCACTAACAGCATCATTGGTGCTGAATGTTACTTGATCGAAGCTACCATCTGTCTCTGTGTAGCTACCACCTTCAGCGCGATTCGCTGTTGTGATACCAGATGCCATCGCTGTGTCACCAACGCCAGCTGTTGGAGCTGTGAACATGTCGAGGCTTGGATATGTACCAGCAGGGCTGGAGACGTTCATACGCGATACGCCAGCAACGACTGCGCTGTTCTGAATCGCAATTTGTACCATTTCATTGTAGAAGGTATCTGGCACAAGGTAGCCACCATCAGCACCGCTTCCGCTTGTCTGTGCTTTGTAGCTTCCATAGATTTTGTTCAAGCGTTTCTCATCGCCACGCTTCACTGCCATTGCCCAGTCACCAAATGACTTGATGTTGCTGTCAGCAGTACCGCCGTCTACTGTGAAGTAGCCTGATTTGCGGATTGCTGGGCTGTCTTCCATGTGTGCTGTGATTTTAGCAAGCGCATCAGACAAGCCCTTAACGGTTGCCTTCATGTCTTCTTGGCTTTCCATCACACCTTTGATTGCGTTGTCAATTGCGCCTTGAACGCCGTTGTCGGTTGCTTCAGGCTTGACGTTTTGAGTTTCATCACTCATGTGTTCACCTCGTGTAATTTGAATATGTAAGTTGTTCGCATCACCTTCGGTTGCCTTCGTCTCGCCGACCTCTGCAACGTTCAATTCTGCATCATTGCTCTGACTAAGTGGCAACAGCTTCAAACCCTTGTATGTCGCTTGATTGCGATAATCGGCTGGTGTGTGTGTCAGACTGGCATCTGCGCCTAAGCTCCATGTTTTGACGTGATAGGCATTGCCTGTCTTCTCGCGCTCTACTAAGTGCGATGGTACACCGCTTGACCAACCGAGGCTCTTGCCTTCCTTCTGTCGCGCCTTAATCAGTTCTATAACCATCTTATCATAAGCATCGGCTTCGTCAAGCTTGCCACGAATCCACACGCCCATGTCATCTTGACCAATCTCTGCCTTGATACCACGATTCAGCTTGTGCGTCTTTAGCACAGGATCAAAGCCATGGTTGAAGTACATTGTCGCTGTACCCTTGCCTTCAACCAAGTCGAAATCAGTCTTGTTAGTGAAGTAGTCGCCATCGAAATCGGCTTCATCAGGTGACCCGTACAGCACCAAGTAACCTGACACTTCATTGTTCTCAGTCATCTTGACATTGCTACCAAGATGAATCAGTTGGCTCTCATTCATCGTAAGCTCTTTCTAATCTCATTACGGACAATACCAGTGATGCGCTGTTCATTTTTGCGCACAACATAATTGACGCTGTGCATACGCCATACACGTCGGAAGTAACGATTACGCTTGTCACCTTGTACGTATTCCATATATCCGACGTTGTTGCCAAGCTCTGCCACGAATCCACCTGAGCGCAACTTGAACGCCCATTTCTTCTTCAAGTCGTTGGTACGCTTGTATGTCGTTCCTGGTAGCTGGCGAGGGTACTCTCGCACCTTGGCAATCAAGTCAGTGGCACTTGCTGTGATACCACGCTTCAAGCCTTCCATCTGCTTGGCACGTTGCAACAGGTTGTTGACACGTGGAATGCCTGTAATACGGATGTCAATTTGCATTATGCACCTTCTATCGGCTCATCGTACTCAAATGATACAACACATCTGCAATTCACGTGCGCAGGTGGTAAGCCCATGCCATCGAAGCGCACATTCGAGCCAGTCGTCTCCGATCGCTTGCCATCCAGTGGTGCGCATATCGGACAGACAAGTTCGTCGCGCCCAGTCTGCCATACACCACGCATCGTCACGCCTTGTGATGACAGCTCATCAATAACAGGCTTCTGTCCTTCATTCGCAGCACGTGTCGTCTCTGTGACTGCAATCTGCTCTGCCTTCGCTGGACTGTACAATCTACCGACGCGCTCTGTCAGTCCTGCTCTGTCAATCTCACCTTCGAAGAAGCGCACAATGTCCTTCTGTACAACTTCACGGCGATAGTCCACCATGTCACCAGCAATGCGTGGCACATAGTTACGCGCCCACTCAACAGCACCTTGATTGATGACATCCACTGACACGCCTGTGAAGCCACTACTCGCCATCATCGCCCCAGACGCTTCAATGAATGTGCGCTCGAGTGGTGTCTGGAGTACCTGTTGCAATTCTGTCGCAATCTCCCGGTAGACCTCTGGTGTCAGGTTGTCCAGATTCGGCGGGTCGCCAATGAGCTCAAGGATGCGACGGCGTGTGCGACTATTGAACTGTGCGACATCGCGTGCAAGGGCAGATTCTAGCTCGCGTCGTCTCTCATCACTAATAGGCATCTGCTGACCTCTCATGGTTGTGCTTGTGTATATCAATTGCGCCATCAAATATCATATCAATCTCATCGCGTGATTGCGCGTCTTCTAACTGCGCTGTGATGGCAGAATGAAGCACCACTGGGATATAATCAGATTCGAAGTCCACGTTCGCAGAGCCTTTCGACTTGTATGCCTTGCTTGCCTTGCGTCGCCACTTGTCTAGATGACTGCTGAATAAGTCTGACACGCTCTTCTCTGCTTCATCGGCTGTCAACATCTGCTCACGCCGTGCGGTTGCCCACGTGTACCCAGCGTCGCCACCCCACAGCATCCATGCGATATATCCATTCGTTGGGTTCGATGGGTCGCTCCAACCATCGCGCTTGTCAACTTCGTGCCGTCTGAAGTAGCTGTACATGCTCAATACGTCTGGCGGTAGAATCTCACGTCCACCTGCAATCTGTCGTCCACGCGCGATGCCGACGCTCGTACCACCGCGCCCGAACTCTTCGCGCAATTCAAGTCCACGCCGCGCATTGTCTCGCATGGTCTCGTTCGGATAGAAGTCAATGTGACGATACTGCGCAGGTATCGGCTTGATGTCCTTGCGTTCATCGTCTGGCTTGTAGCCATCAAGTTCTATCTCGTTCATCTCCTCATCATCGACAAGCTCAGCCTCTGGTATCTCTGGCTCTTCAATCTCCATCTCGTCAGGCTCTTCCATGTCATCATCCATGTCAACGCCTAGACGCTCCCACTGGTCGTCTGTCAGGTCGTAACCTAGCACTTCCATTGCCAGCGTCAACGGCATGCCAACATTCACTAGATTCAACAGTGAACCGCTACGCATCGCCTCGTCTGTCTGGAATACTTCCAACTGTTGCTCTCTGAAGATGAGCTCGGCATCAATGCCATAATGGTCGAAGTACCGATTGAACATCGATTCAATCTTGCGTGCCAACGGTATGATTGTCTTCTCGTAGAAATGGCGATTGTCCTGCTGTGCTGTTGCGAAGTTCGTGGCATTGCTGAATAGCAGTGACTGTGGAATACCAAGTGCCGTGCTGATGTCCTCGCGCTTCGCTGTTGTTAGCTCTGGTACTGCTAATTCAGACATAGGAGAGCCGATTGTCTCGAACTCAATGTTCGTACCAACAGGAGCAACACGATGCGCTGTCTTGTTACCACGTCCGAAGAGTCTATCTAAGATGCTCTTGGTGCGTTCCTGCTCTGATTCTGGATACGCTTGAAAGTCCTCAATCTTGGCAATGGTTGGATTGATTGCGCCTGCCTCGAAGTACTTGACGGCGTGCTCATCAATGGATGACAGCAAGCCACTGGCACGGATTGCAGCAGTCGCGGGCGCATCGCCTATGGCAATCTCTGACGTGCGTGATGGTATCCATGCGTGTGCTAGTTCGCCAACCTCATAGAAGTATTTCTGGTTATCGCGCAGGTTACGCTCGAAGCCTACAAGTCCTTCGGTCGCATCTGTAATCAGCTTGATTGTCTTCGGATGGAAGCGTCGCATGGTACGATTGCCACCCATTTCATTCTCTTCCATACATGCGAACATCGCACCAGCAAGCAGGTAATCACCAACAAGCTCATTCAAGATGGTTGCAAAGTCAATCTTCACATTCGCATATTCCAACGCATCATCATCGCGGGGCAGGTTAACAATAGCCTCGGCAATCACGTTGATGCCACGATATAGCCACGGTACATGCTTGGCTAAATCATAGACGTTGCCATCTGTTGGATCGCCGAACACGCTTGTCCACGCCTCTGGTGGCATGTTACGAATCGGGATAGACTTCACGCCGTTCACGGTTGTCATCTTAATATCAGTCATCAAATAAATACCCTCGCTGGAATCGTTCGTGCCTTATTAGCCAATGCCAATGCAATGACTGTATCATCGTGCATACCATTCGGTGCTGTATAGCGATAATTACCAGATGGCAACCGCTCAATGCTGAATGCTTGTAACTCATTCAATAATATCTGATTATCAGGAATGCCGATACTCTCCTGCTCAAATGCCAACGCTAAGCTATTGATAATCTCTTGCTTGCTCTGCGCTGTTGTCTTGAATGGCTTCACAGGTAAGCCTATCTTGCGAAGCTCCTCAATGTTCGGGTCACCGATGCTGTTCTGCTCGGCTAAGATTGTGAATGGCTTCAATCGCTGGTACATCACGTTCAAGCGTCCACGTTGTAACGTCCAATCTATCTGATTGAATCTGTCCATCTCAATCACATGCCCAGTGTCCACATCAATTGCCACGACAACGGTGTAATCATTCGCACGCCCCCAGTCCACTCCGAAGGCGACGCGCTGGGCATTCTCCGGAGCAGGTTGAATGCACGCTCGCAGATTACGGAACACCGCACCACCGTCATCAAGGAACTCTGCCATGTACTCCTGACGGAATACACGCTCTGGTGTATTGCGCTTAATGTCTTCTAGCTCATCATGGTCAATCATCGGATTGTCGTAGCTTGTGAAGTGCCATGCCTTCCAGTTCGGTTGCTCCGGGTCAAGTCCATTCTGATATAGCTCGAAGAACCAATTGCGTCCGTTGGTTGATGACAGGAAGTCGGCTGAGCCCTTCGATTCCAGCAACATCGGACGAATGATGAACGGAAATACATTGCCATCAATGAAGGCACACTCATCAAATATCGCGTGATCAAGACCCTGTCCACGCAACTCGGAATCTGCGCTCTTCACAGACAAGAAGCCACCTGATGGAAATTGTATAAGTCGCTCTGACTTGTTGATGTATACACCTGTCATCGTTCGGAAGATGTTCTCGAAGTCACGGAAGATGCGCTGTCCTGTATTGTACGTTGGCATAATCCACCATACGCGCTTGTACAAGGCACGCTGTATCGCACGTATCTTGAACGCCTCTGTCTTACCAAATCGACGACCAGCAACGCATACATTGAAGCGCGTCCTACTGTTGATCATGTCAATCTGGTTGACGTGTGGCTTAATCGGTAGTTGTAATTTCATCAGGATACACGAACTCAATCTTCAAGGAATTGCCATCAGCTCCACTATGCTCATGGCGTTCAGTGTAGCCGCGCTCCTTGCCGATTGTCTTCAATGCGAAAATAGTTGCTGTGACATCGCCATCTAGTATCTTGTTGTGCAACGTCATCTCTGCCATATCTAAGAAGCCAGCGCGTGCGTCTGTCACTGCTTGTTGACAGATGTCGTACCGCTCAATGTAACGATACACTGTCTTGCGGTCGCATCCAAGCTTCTTCGCTGTGTACGTGATGAAGCCCTTCGTCTCTATGATTGCATCTGCTACTTCTTGCGCAGTATATCTCTGTGCCATAGTTGTACCTTTTTATAGTGTGACATGTGACGCTACGCATCTTCAATCGGTGGCTCTGGTATTGTCAGGTCATTCTTGCGTAGCTCATGTTCAAGCTGTGCCACCCGTGCTCTCAATAGCTTAATCTGTTCGGCCTGCTGATTCTTGTAGGTTTCGAGTTCGGCATTGCGCGTCTCTAAATCCTGCAGACGGGTCGCCATCGTCGCTATGGTGCGTTCGTTCTCATCGACTCTGTCCATTAGCCTCCGCATCATCTCTGTTTGTGTTGCTGTCACGTCCAATGACTGCCCAAGCATAGAATCGTCCTCGGGCTCGGCTTGCATCAGCTTTTCGGATTTCACAATCGCTCTGATGATGACTGCAACGATTGCGCCAACCGTACCAGCAACTGCAATCGCATTTTCTAGGTTCATGTTGTCCATTGTGTTCTGTGTCCATATTTTAACCTAATCTAAAAATGACCGCATGGTACGGCTCATCTTCATTATAACATATGCGTCAATAATCATTCTTGGAGTTCTTCCACTCATTGTATCCCTGCTTGTGACTGATGTCTTGCTTGTACATGTAATTTGATAGCCGATGTAATTCTCCCTTCTCATCATCCGTCAGATAGTGCAAGCCACGCTCCATTGATTCAAGCGGATAGTATACAATCTGCTTCCCGATTGCTGTGAAGTTGTCCTTGACCAATGGGTAGTTCAATGTCTTGTTGCGCCACTGGATAGTAGTGGGCCGCTCTAGCACAGACAACCAATTGCCATACACCTCACCAAGCACTTCATCCACGAACATCAAGTACAATGGAATCTTGTGTCGCTTCGCAATCTGCTGGTATACGTCTCGGTGTGCGATGCTGATACCAGTGTCTGGGCAACCCTTGCCTACGAATTCAGGCTTGCAATAGCGTGCGGATACTGCCTTGACATCCATTGCGATGATTTCGAAACTGTCACGTCTAATCAAGAGACGGTCAACAGGATGTGACCCCGGCGTTTTGACAGGGTAGACGTGATACAATCCCTGATCGTGTACAAGGCGGTCAACTAAGGCTTCAGCATAATCGCCCTTCGTCGCCATGATGGTGTCTTCAAATTTACGTGGCATCTCACTCTCCTACTCTCACCTTCGATTCAATGTATGATTGCTCATCAGCATCAACCAAGATGCACCGACGATCTAGCTCACGTGACGCGATGCCTGTGCTTCCACTACCAGAGAAGAAGTCTAGCACCAAGTCACCCGGAGCAGTGTGCGCCTTGATGATGCGTTCCAATGCTTGCTGTGGCTTCGGTGTGTAGTGCAATGTCTCCTTACGTCCTAGTTGCTCTGGTATATCTGTCCAGACGTTGGTGATGCGCTTGAATTCACTCTTCACAGCATAGCCACCCATGCCAACCTTGAACTGATTCGGCTCATCGCCATACTGCTCATCAAGATTCCAGATGAACTCATTATTATCCTTGACGTACCATAGAACCTCTTCACGTGTGTACAACCAGCCTCGCACAGTACCGCGCCCACGTCGCTTCTGCCATGTAATCCAGTCACGGAAGATGAATCCGAGCTTATCCAGCAATAGCTTTTGATGAATGACCGAATCACTATTCGCACCAATTGTCCCCCAGATGTAGAAGCTAGCAGTGGGCTTCATGACGCGCAACGATTCAACCATCCATTGCTCACACCATGCGAGGTAGTCGTCTATGGACTGCCACTGATTATCCCAGTCATCATCGACAACGTTGTAATAAGGCGGGTCAATCAGTATGAGGTCAATGGATTCGTCTGGTAAGGTGCGCAGGAATTCAGTGCAATCGGCATGATGAACTTGGATGTCATCAGGTAGAATCGTGGTGCTTGCCTTGATGGCGAGTGATTCCTTCAATGACTCCCTGTCTGCATCCTTGCGTTGAAGCTCGATTAACTTGTGATAGCGCGCGATACTCTCCAGCGCGTCTAGTACCTGCTTGTATGATGCCTCTGCGAAATCTAGCCAGTCATCCATCTCCTCGCCATAATGGAAGCCACCTGTTGTCGCAATCTCATCGAATGTGTCATTACTGCCATCCTTGCCAGTGCTCTTGTACAGCCGTGACAGCACAGCAACCTTGTCCGCATCATCACCAGCGTACTTCAAGGCGACATCAATAACAGGTTGTGGTTGTGCCTTCATGGCATTCGACAGCAATGATGCGCGATGGATGCTGATGTCACCAGAGCGCGCCTTGTCCTTGATGGCATCTGGTGCGTCGCTTAGCACTTGCTTCACCTTGTAGATGTTGCCTGCTGATGTCTCAGCAATGCGTGCAAGTTCCTTCCGTGTGTTGATAGCGTCCGAACTTTCTGTCAAATTTGACAAAATGTCTGTGCGCTGTCCTTGATTCTGCTTAGCCATCTCTGCGATGGCATCTTCCATCTGCAATGCTAGTTCCGTGCGGTTGAACGGTGTCAGGTTACGGCGTGCCAACTGATTGCGAATCATCCACAACTTGACTTCCTGACGACTAGCGAACTCCTTATATATTGTCTTGAATGCGATGGTGTGCTTGTGGCAGATTGCGAAGCGATTGTGTCCATCAATCAACACATCGCCATCCGCTGGCTCCCAGACAACAAGCGCGTCACGACAGCCCTCTTGCAGAATAGATTCTTCCAGCTTCTGGAGCTCTTCTGCTTGGAGTGGTGGAATCAATGCCTTAAATTCTGGATCAATAATCATGTGTTGTCCTCATCTAGAATAATGTAATCCTGCTGTTGCTTCTGTGCGTCAATCATACCATTTGCGAATGCTGCCATGCTGGTGAGGTATGCGTGCTCGGATGGTTGCATAGAGCGTTGCCACTGATTGTCTGCGATGATGTATCGCCACCCAATGGCATCCTTCAATGTGATGATTGTCACGTGCGAACGCTTGTACGTGACAATCTCTTCATAGACATCTTGCATCCTGCCATTATATCGTGCACAGATGTCCTCAAGGTCGTTGTCATCTAAGGCGAACCATTCGCCATCGGCTCGCTTGTGTTCGTAGTGCTTGTGTAGTTTCTTCTCCATTGCGTTTCTGTCCTGTGTGCGAATTAATACAGCATAGCGCACATCCAGTGGCAACTTGACACCGAATGTACGCAGTCTATTCTCTGGTTCTCTTGTCTTACCTATCTTGTAGTAATCTGTACCGATGCCTTGAAGGACGTACACCCAGCCAGATCGTTGTTGCTTACGTCCTTCAATAGTCACTTTTCATTGCGCCGTCACTAGTTGATATTGCTTGTTGGCATCGCGTGCTAATCTGTCCTTGTCGAACCATGTCATCCAGTAGAAGTATTCCAGCCGTGCCATTGTCGTTCGGTCTACTGGTGTGAATCCATGATACTGATATATACCTGAAATGTAGTTGTTGATCGTGGCACGTGATAATCCAAGCTCACATTCCATGTCTGGTGCTGATATATATGGTGCATCAACCCAGAGGCGCAGGACACGCTGGTAACGTTCTGGCATGTCCTTCTTCAAGTGCCTTGTCTTCACTTTGATGTAGCCTAGTCGATGAAATAGCATAACGCGCTTGAACATGCCATGAAGCTCTAAGCGTTCTAGCATATACATCATTGTTTGACGATGCACGCATATGTTGTCAGCAATGACATCGTAACTCACGAATGGATTCGTGTACAACTCATGCAATATGAGATTCCATGTCGGGTTCGATGTGTACATTATCGCTCCTATAGTGGGTCAATGAATGCGTATACCGCACCATGCACAATGTATGGGGCTTCTCATGATTTCACCACGCCATATAACTTACGGTAGGCTATGCGCGCTTCGAGCTCAAGGCGCGGCTTATCGAACCAACCCATGTACCAGTAAAAGCCAAGTTGTGGGTACGCCGTGTTATTATACTTACTTGCCTTGTATCCAAAGTGTGTATATAGTTGCTTGCGATACTCAAGGACGGTGGCGGGCGTTAACCCCGTACGGTCGGCTATCTCTTTATAGGTTGCGCCCGGGTATTGCTTCCAGTCGCTTATAATCTTATAAAGTCGTTTATGGCTTGTTTTTAATCTCCCAAGCCTTGGGA